ACGCAATACTTATGTTTTCTGCGGAGGTCAAGAAATCAGCGCCCATCATAGAATTGGCTTGTCGTGATGCTGCAATGCGCTCTTGCTCGGCTTGCTTTTGCTGTTCTGTGATGATGTCTTGGCCGCGCTTCTGTGCTGCAATGCGCGCTAACATCGGGTCATCTTCGGCGACTTCAGGGCGTAGTGACACGCGGAGTGCGTCTTCTAACTCTCTTGCGGCAGCTGCCGATTTTTTGGCTTCTTCCCTTATTTCAATTACTAGTCGTTTTAGCTCATCACCGGCAAGCGGCTTGCTGAGGGCGTCTTCAAGAGCGTCCCCTAGACCCTCAATCTCTAACTTTGATGCATCTATTTGAGATGTAATCTTCTTGCCGAAGTCAGACATCCCGAGCGCGTCAACATCAATGCCAGGAATATTATTGATTGCGAAGATCATCTCGTTTACGGCAGCCGTGGGTATTTCAACGATCTCACGCGCAATCTCAAGAAGCCCTATCCTGAAGGCAATAGCAAATTGGTCAACGGCTGTCTGCGATTGCAATAGCCCCCTGTCCAGCACGTCAAGGGCGTTTAATACTGTAGCTATTGCATCCACAACAACGTTAAATGAAGTCGCCGCCGCGTTACCAACACCACCGACATCTTCGACAAGCCCTAAAAACTGACGGCCTAATGCGCTGACTAGCGGTGATATTTCTGCGGCGATCTGGTCAGAGAACGCCCCGAATACTGAACCGACACGATCAATCTGTTCGGCTGCATCCTTGATGTTTTGCGCATCAACTTCAGACAGTGCAATGCCAAGCGCATCAGCCTGCTTAGCCTGTTCGGCCATGGCTGCGCCGTTGTCTATCATAAGCGGAAGCAGTCTTGAGGCGTCGGAGGCGATGGCTTCCATGAAAAAGGTCATCTCACTTTGAGACAAGTTTGCTTTTTCTAGGCTGCTTACATATAGCTGAAGCGCGTCCGGTCCTGATAACCCCCTAAACTGTTCTGCGGTTACGCCGACTTGCGGGGCTATCTTCTCAAAGAAGTCAGCCATCGGGCCACCGCCAGTGGTGAGAAAGTCACCAACGCGGTCTGACATATCTTTTAGGATGTCGGAAAGCTGCCCGGTTTCAATGCCGACTGACTTGGCTCCGAAGGCCATCTTTTGAAATTCTGGAACAGTGGAATTGGCAACGCGGGCTAGCCCGACTACTTCCTTCGCCGCTTTAATCGACTTAACTGCCATTGCACCAAGCGCAACACTGGTAGCCGTAGCCGCCGACGTGAAGATTACCAAAGACTTGCCAAGCTCAGTCACAGTGCTGCGAGTGCTGCCAGCCTGATTGCCGAAACGTTCTAAATCATTCCGCCCGCGCCGGATGTCGCTTGTGTCGGCTCTTACCGATAATGAATAAACATCAGCCACGATTAACACCCCCACCGGCTTGCTTGAATAGTTTCTGGAACTGAGAGCTTGAACGTTCGCGCATTTCTTCTATCGACCTAGTGTCATAAGGAGGCTCTGCGTTAGAGTCTTTGCTTTTATGCAATTGTATCACATAACTTTCAGATAGCCTGTGCAGAGTCTCAGACTCCCATGGCGTTAAATCGGTGTCAGTGAGGCGGCACCATGCCGCTATCTCTTGGTAGTCAACAGGTGATGGGCCTTGCCGTGCGAAGCCAATCCGGGAGAGCATTTCGATGAGGTATGCGCCCTGATCGTGGTCAGGCAGTTTCAGGCGGGAGTCTTTGGGGTCTAACTGCTTTGCTCTTTGCTCTTTTTCGCCCTCTGGCACAACATGAAGCCATGCCAGGTGACGAACAGCCAGGTCTAGCTTTTCCCTGACTTGCTGAAAAAAAGGGAGCGTTTCTGGATTGCCACGCTGATTTGACTTACGAACCAGTCGAGGCTCTCGTCTTTCAGCATTGTAAGTGCTTCGTCACTGTCCGGCTTGATTGCCTTGCCGTCTACCTCGACGTTCTGCCATGAGACTATACATGATTGCAGCAGCTTAGCGCCACGCTCTGACGCCTGAGCTTCGTCGGTGGCGTCAAAGTCACGGGCAAGCTCTACAGCGGCGGCGCGGTAGGCTTTAGAATCACGGCCATACACCTCAACAACAATATCAGTCTTGCCGCCAAGTGGGTCTTGAATGGGCACGGTTGCCGTGTCTTTACGGGTGAATGATCGAATATCCATTAAACCGCCTCAACTGGCAAGGGCTTGCTGGTCAGGTCAATGGTGCATGACCCGCCGAACATGGTATTAGCAGAGCCTGCGTTGTAGGTAAAGCTCGACACGATGCCGGTGTAATAGAGGATATCGCCATTACGATCTAGCAGCTTGAAGCTGTGAAGGTTGCCAGCTTCAGCGCCATCAAAGGCTGACTGCAGTGCGATCTGACCAACATCCGCAGCATCACGCGCAATCTGTAGACTCATCTGGCCGTAGTCAATGGAGCCGGGGCGCTTGGCAACAATGCCGGTATCAACGGGCGTAAAGGTTACAACCTCACGAGTGCCGCCAAACTCGCCAAGGTCGCCAACTTCGCCAACGGCGGCATAGGTTAGGGCTGCATAACCGGAATCATCAAATGTCGCAGGAACGCCCGCAACAAGAGAAAGGGTAGTACCCAATGTTGTAAATACGTTGCTCATAATGTAATCCTCTAAAATTTAGTTTCGATATAACCAATTCTAACACATTATCGCGGTAGGTCTGCTATTTGTTCGTTAATTGATCTGTCAAGCTCTCTTAAAGAAACCCTCACCATTCCCTCAGTCGCCTGTGTTGACCATCCATCGAATTCAAGCCGGTTTATATAGGCCAGGTTGTTGGTCAAATACCAAACATTCCCCGGCGCGTTCTGAGTCTCCCCCGCAATGCTGGTTATCGTTGGCGTCCCTGTTTTGTCGATTGCCGTTGTTGTGCCGCTTGCCGGGCTACTTATGGACGCCTGCCAATTGCCTCGCGCCTGCCCGCCTGTATAGCCCGGTGGTGGCGGGCCTTGCCATAGGCTAGGGTTGCCAACAGGCGTGCGCAATACAACACGCCTCGATAAGTCTAGTAGCGTGCCCCGAACAACCTCGTCCATCCGGTCACCAACGATGCGTTCAATGTCTGCCAGTCTGCTAAAATCGAAGTTAGCCAAAGGCCCTCCAGTTCACGCTAACCGGCATTAACCACCAGCCGCCTGAAGCCAATCCTTGCGCTACGTTCACTTGCTCGACCACTACGGCTTGGCCGTCAAAGGTAAGCACTGTCCCGCGTTCGAAGTGTGCCGTGATGTCGTCAATTAATTGATGTGCGCCAAACTTTGAATCGTCCAATGGTGTGTAAATGCTGATCTGATACACGCCGATAAAGTCTGTTGACCCGCCAGGCTCCATGCCGATAGTGGAAGATGCAGCAGGCAGGTACGATTCTCGTAGCCAAGTTGTGCCCTCGACGGGCGTAAACGGTACGTTCTCAAAAGCAATAGGCGGCGCATCTGTTAGGGTGTTGAGCCGAGATGACAGGGCTGCGCTGATCTTTCTGTGGCTCATTTTCCAAACCTTACAGGCACTTCAATGGTCATCATTAAAACTTCATTGTCGCCAACTTCCCCGGTGTCGTCCATACCACCCATCTTAAACCGAGAAACCATTAGCTCCCTGTCACCTACCATAAACCGCAATCCTGCGGGCGAAATAACACCATCCGCCTCTGTGGTAACTGTTAAGACATCGGGTTGGTTCTTATCAAGTTTCATACTAAACCCTCAACTGGCAAACGTAATACACGTCCGCTCCTGACTCTGTAGTCGTCTGTACATGCATAACCCGGTAAGTTTTGTTGCCAACCTCTGCGCGCCACCCCTGCTCTGGCCTCAAACTAATCTTGTTTAATGCAAGCCGTATGTCTGACCGTTTGATAACCGTGCCGTCAACCTCGCCATTTTTAAAGTTTCCAGGGTAGCCAAAACCGGAGAGTACGTTCTCAGTTGCGGGGGTTGTTACTTCACCCGTTGCGGGGTTTCGCACTTCGTTTGTTTCATAAGTGAGCGTCACAGCTTGGCCCTTCTGAGCTAGTAGCTTTGTAGCTGTGTCAGCGATGCTCATGCGCGAGTCACCGCAAATGTGGTTGTACTTGAGCCGCCACTAACCAACAGCTTCCGCATGGCAGCGTTGATCGTCTTCACGATTGGTTGTGCGGCTGCGCTGTCCATGTATTCGACCTCAATAACATCCACTTTCTCGCGCTTCGTGCTGCGGCCTACAGTCGCCAGTGGGCCGTTATCAGAATCAATAGCAAGTGCGGTAGCAATCTGTCCGGTTTTTAGTGCTGCAGGGATGGTGGTCGATTCGACATAGTAGCCGTCGATATAGACACTATTGCGTGGCCACTGAAGCGCCTGACCCTCTGACGACTTGGTGCCGATAAAGGACAGGCTCTCGATATAGTCCATGGCCTTGATTAGCAGCACGTCAGTTGCAGCGGTTAACGTGATGCCACGATCAGC